ATCATCTATATTTATTTTTGTCAATAAAAAACACTAAAAAAAGATGAAAAACTTTTTTATTCTATATATAAGAAAAAAACGGGTTTGAGTGGTGGCGGATTGAACGGGCAAAGGTGGCAGGTCTGGCGGTCGGATGCCACGCTTCGGAACTTTATAAGCTGTTTGTAGCCCGCTACTTAGAGGATTTTTGTAGCCCGCTACTTAGAATATTTTAGCTAACCTGCTACTTAGAAGAAAAAAGCTAGCCTGCTACTTAGGCTAGCCTGTTACTTAGTCATCATATGGTATTGTAAACGTCCCTTGTTCTAATTGAGTGGCAAGCTGTTCAGCAATGATTAGAAGCCCTAAACGAGCCACCAAACCACGATTGTGTTCTTCTAGTACTAATGGGTCATACTCTTTCCACATCCACCCTGAGTGCTCGTCAGCTACCTTATTGAATGTAGCTCCTGCACGTAATTCATCTGTGTAATCTCTAAGTATTTCGTTTAGCTCTTCTGTATAGCCTGTGTACACATCTACCAGTTCAGCAGGAGTAGCTACATGTAATAAGTCTGCTAGATTCGTGCAACGGTCTTTCCAATCATTTGCTGTGAGCTTGCTGACCTCCTCTTTCCATACGTCTAAGCTCTGTGTGTCTCTCTCGTCCTCACTAATCTGGTTATAAATCACTGCTACTAAGTAGTCTCTAAGTGTATCATATTCTGCTGTACCTAACATTGTACCATATCCCCTTTCATCCTATCTCAAACCAATGTGCATCCTATCCTGAACCTATCTTATCATCCTATATCCTATTTAATATTCTCTTGCATCCTAAGTGTATTCTATGCTATCCTAATAGCTATTCATCCTCATATATCCTATCTATAACTAGTCTTAACGCCTCTGATGGGGTTTCCTCATATGCACCAAGATATGCACGTAAAGCATCTAACAGTTGTTTATTCCCTATCATAGGAACCTGTTTACCATCTCCACCTTTTTTATGGAAAAGGCTGTTGTATTCCCCACTCATCGCATTAAAGATAATAGAATCAACTACCTCCTTAATGGGCTTTCCTTTCTTTTCAGCTTGTTGGACTATTCTGTCTCTCTGTCTCTTCGTTACTGCAAAAGTACTAAGGTCTGTTCGTTTCTCATCAATTTCATGCTTTCTTGGTCTACCAGCTTTAGGTCTAATCTTATTTGACGAGGTTTCTCGTTTGTATATCTGTTGTACTCGTTGTTGAGAAATGTTATACTCAGAAGCAATATCCTTAAACGTTTTTCCTGCCTGTCTCATACGTACAATTGCTTGGTTTCTTTTCTTTTTAGTTACCATATCATACATTAGTCTTAACCTCCTATTCTACTCCAAAACTTTCTAATAAACCTGTCCAATCAATGTCCAAGCTGTTTGCAAAATCTGCAAGACCTGCTTCTTCATAGTACTCTACAATCTCATCTAAATCCATATATACTAATACTTCTTTGTCCGTCATATCTTTAAAGTGTTCAACAGCTTCCGTGTCTCCGTCTTCCTTCTTGTCTGCGACCCACTGTTTGAATAAAGCTAGTTTCTTCTTGTCACTTGATTCTAATTCAGCAATAATATGTTCTACCACTGCATCGTCATATTCTCCATCTCTAATAATATCCTCTACTGTTACATGTTTGTTAAAGTTTAACATTGTCATCTCTCCCTTTCCTTATCTTCATACATAGTATAACTCTTATATTGTT